ACTTTCAATGTTTGAACCATACCCGTCATGCACAAATAATCGGGTCAACTCTAATGCATTATCTTTGGATAACCCCTCACAAATTGAGGTTGCTGCTTTCGCACCGACCGGAAATCCGTAGATTGCGCATCCTATCAACTTTTCTGAATTACCGAATACATCGTTTTCATCACCCCTATAAAATATCCCGAAAGCATATCGGCACATTGTCCATGCGTGAGTGTAGTGATAGGTTACAATAATATCCTTTGCTATTGATTTAGCAATTGGATGTACCCTAACACGGGTTACATCACAGTATTCCTTACCTTCAATTTTCATTTGATATAATTGGATGTTTTAATTGTTTGATTATCTTCTTTTTTTCTGTTTTTGAACAAGTAAAATATAAATATCTATGCTTTCTTTCTATTGGTTTATATTCTATTTCAGGATATATTTTTAATACATCTCCCAATCCACATACACCTATTTTATTGTTCATAGCACGAGGTGATAACCATTGTTCATTGTTAGTAAACCGATATTGATACATTGTTCCGCTGTGCGATACTTCATTTCCTTGATATAACCAATTAGTTGCTCTATATACCAACCCTATATGGTTTTCGGTTGGGTCTGCATATGATATTAACACTTTAATGTTTGGATGGTTTTTCTTTATATATTTAATACTTTGTGATATTGAATATGATTCTATATTAGAACCCAATCCATCCTCAACCCATAATCGTTTAAGTTCCCAAACCGCATCAAAATCTAATATGGGCGATATTGATTTTACACCATGCCGCGCAACAGGAGAACCATAAATAATACACCCAACCAATCTATCAGATACAATATCAAAAAATGAATGTAAATCAGTTCCCTTTTCATATATGCCCAAAATTAAAGAAGCCCCTGTCCACCTACCAGCGTAATGTTTATTTACAATAATATCATAAACAATTTCTTTATTTGTGGGTTTTAGGTAATATTTAGAAATATCACAGTATTCCTTACCTTCAATTTTCATTTGATATAGGTTCTAATTTGTGTATCTCTTCCGCAATAATTTCACTTACCTTTGGATAAGGTTGTAGGGGATGTTTTATACTATTCAATATTTTCTTTCTATTCTTTTTATCCAATATGTAAAAGTATCTATGTTTTTTTGGTTCTCGCCGAATCCAAAATGGTTTTGTAATTACTTTTTGTATTTGTTTGGGGTCATTTGTTCCGTACCTAACAAACGATGTTCTACTATGAAACCAATCACCATCCTCATCCCACTTAAAACTCCAACTATCAGTCCATCGTAGGTTATTACCCTGATACAACCAATTGGTAGATTGATACACCGTTCCCAAATGCCCTTCTTTCGGGTCTGAATATGATATAAGTGCTCTAACATGCGGTGCGTTTTTCTTTAACCAATCAAATGTCTGAGAAACAAACCAACTTTCAATATTACACCCATACCCATCTTCAATCCATAAGCGGGTCAACTCCAGCACCTCCGTCCGTTCTAAAAGTTCGGATATGGAGGTGCCGGAATTTCTACCCACTGGGTCACCATAACAGGCAACCCCCACCAACTTTTCATTAACCCCACCGAAAAATTGATGTTCCCCCTCATCTAAATAAAATAACCCAATCGAATAACTAACTTTTGTCCATAGGTGGCTGTAGTGATTTTTTATAATCATCTCCTTTGCCACCGATTTACTAATTAACCTTACACAGAATTTAGATACATCTGAATAGTTTTTACCCTCTACTTTCATATGGCCATGTTAGTATATGTTTCCAAGTATAACCTTTAACGATTTTACGAATGTTAGCAGGTGAAACGCCATTGTTTCTTGCAAGGACTTTAATGTTCCTATGCCCAACACTCCATAACTCACGAATTGATTTTACCTGTCCCTCCGTAAGTTTGTGTTTTGGATGTGATTCACCGCACAACATATTAAATCTCCTCATTAAAAATAATTTCGGATTGTAACCTTTCTGATTCCCAAAATCTATGGACTATCTTTCCAATATCAGGTTTTCTATAGTTTTGTCCCTTTAAGATTTTACCATCTTCTCTGTAAATGGGATTACCATTTTCATCCAACTTTGACATATTTGAACTATGAACCTCATCAAATACATCTTCTATAATATCACCCATACCATGCTGAAGAATTGTCCCCAATAAGATATACAATTGGTCTGCGAGAGCATCTGCAATACCAGCCGGGTCATCGTTTTGGTTTGCTTCCCTATACTCATTTAATTCTTCCACCCCCAACTTATACCTCAAATCACAAATTTCATCTGATTGAGCTGTTGGGCTTTTGTAATACTTTTGATGATATACCTCGTGAAATTGCTTCACCTGTTCTAATTGCTTTTTCATAACTATACAAATATACAAAATAATTTTTAAAGTGCCAAATATTCTCCTAAAGATTTTATTCCAATAATCCGTTTGAACTCCGAACCATCTTTCATTAAAATTACAGTTGGAACGCTTCTAATTCCATAGGAGTTTGCTAATTCGAATTCCAAATCTACATCAATCTTTTTTACAGGTATAGTTTTAGATACCTCTTTCATAATAGGAGCTAATTGTTTACACGGAGCGCACCATTTTGCGCTAAAATACCAATATTCTAACATTTTTAATCCTTTTTTAATTTATTATCCATCACAACTTACACAATCGGGATCAGTTGCTCTTGCTGCAATATCACCCCTTAATACTGATTCAGTTCTCATATAATATAAGGTTTTAATTCCTTCTTTCCAAGCTTCCAAATGAACTTGATTTATCCATTTTGGAGGCGCTTGAGATGGAAACGCAAGATTTAGAGATACGGACTGGTCAATATATTGTTGCCTAATCCCAGCTTGCTTTATTAATTCTAACTGATTGATTTCTTTGAATGTTTTATATACATCCTTTACCCAATCAACTTCTTTATTTTGGATTGCTGTTTCGGGAATCTCCTGAATGTTCATTAGTTTATTTCCCAAAAATCCCCACTTTTCTAACTCATCAATACCTTGAACCGAACCACCATCTTCTAAAATCTTATCCCAAGTTTCCTTATTGTTAATTCCAATCTTACGAAGAACCTTTTCTAATTCTGGGTTTTTACGAATGAATGTTCCCTTCGCCGTTTGCTCCGTAAACACATTCGCTGCCCAAGGTTCAATACCTGGTGAGATATTACCACTCAACTTTGAGTTAGATACCGTTGGTGCAATTGCCCTCAAATGGGTGTTTCGCATTTCAGTTCCAACACACCATAGGGGTTCACCATACTCTTTTGCCAAATCTCTACTTGCTCTTTCACTTTCAATCTTTATTTGTGAGAATATTTTCCTCGTTTCAAATTGAGCAGGTAATCCTTCAAATGAAATACCCCTTTGTTGTAAGTAAGTATGCCACCCCAATACACCTAACCCTAATGATCTACCTTTTTCAGCAGAACGAACCGAATTTTCAAATCCCCGCATATTCTTTGCTTTCTGAATAAACTCTTCTAACACCCCATCCAAAAACCAGATAGCAGTATAAATCAAATCAGTATCTTTCCACTCATCATATTTTGCAAGATTGAGTGATGATAAACAACATACAAACGAATGCGATTCATCGGTGTGTAGAGCAATTTCAGAGCAAATATTGGTCATAAAAACCTTTAACCCATTTTTTTTATAAGCTTCTGGGTTTTGTTTATTTACATTTCCCTTATACATAACATAAGGTTCACCCGTTGCTTTTCTCTTCTGCAATAACTTACTCCACTTTCTTCTTGCTTCATCATCCCCATCTTCTAATTTACGCATGAACTTATCACCAACAATTGCGCATTGGTGAAGATTAAGCGACTGGCGATTAACATCCCCCTTTGGTTCTCTAATTTCCAACCAATCTTCAAAATCTTTATGTTCAATATTCAAATTAACGGATGCTGCCCCCCTACGAACTGCTCCCTGATTTGTTGCGAGGATTGTAGAATCAAATATCTTACAAAATGGAACAATACCATCCGATGTCCCATTTCCGGTGATTTTACTCCCCGCCGGTCTTATCATATTAATACCAACACCAACACCACCACCATGCTTTGCAAGTAACATCATTTCCAAGTTCTTCTGTCCAATTTCTTGGATAGAATCACCCACATCAATACCAAAACAGGAAATAGGTAATCCCCTATCCGTCCCCGTGTTTGATAAAACAGGTGTAGCAAGGTTTAACCAACCACGCCATATATAATCAAAAAACTTGGAAGCAAGTTGTGGTTTATCCAATCTTCGTGCTATCGCAGTACATACCCGCCAATACGCATCTTTGGGTTTCTCTCCTGCTAAAACATACCCCTTTGATATTGTTTTTAGGTAAATTTCGGTATGACCCCACGAGGGGTAATCAACCTCTTTTTCCCATCCTAATTCTTCTGCTATTCTATCTGCTGCATTCATCGTATCCTTAAATTAAAATATATCTCCCCAATCTTCCCCCTCACCCGCCTTACTATAATCGGTTGGTCTGATAGCAAAGAAATCAGTATGAGTTAAACCCCCCGTAAGGTGGTAAAACCAATCTAAATTGCCCGCACTAACTTTATCGTATTCAAAGATACCTTCATAACCCAATTCTGCCAATTTTTCATTAGCCCTCTGCTTTATAAACTCTTTTAAGTCCTCTGCTTTTAAATTTTCCAAATTTCCCATCTCAAACATTTTATCAATAAATTTGAGTTCCATCTCCACCATCAATCTTGCTGCGATTTCTATATCATTTTTTACCTCATTAAGTAGTTCGGGATATTGTTCGCACATATGTCTAAATAATTTACATCCCATTTTTGAGTGTAGCGATTCATCCCTTACTGACCATTTCATTTGCTGCCCTATTCCTTTAAGTAGGTTTCTCATCTGAAACGAATACAAAACAGCGAATGATGAATATAACGATACTCCCTCTGCAAAAGCAGAAAAGATTGCCAAACTACGGCCTACATCTACTCTTGCCTTTGAATTTGTTTGTAACTCTTCAGGTGTCCAATTTGCTGATACATGTGTTAAAAATTCAAATTTTTCTTTTATTTCCGATTCATACATAAATGCAGCAAAATCTTCTAAACCCAATGTTTCGTTAAGGTATGAGTAAGCAGTTGCGTGAATTGTTTCTTGTGAACCAAACGCCATAGCCATTTGCCTTATCTCATGCTTTGGAAACCATTTTGTAACCATCCCAGTCCAATAATCGGAAACAGCGCATTCGGTTTGAGCAAATCCCAATAAAATATTACCTACCAAATTTTTTTCATGCTTCTTTAAGTTTTCTTTCCAATCTTTAATATCCCCTTGCATCGGAATTTCGGTGTGTAACCAAAAGGCCTGCATTTGTGGAAGCCACCCATCATTGTAATATTCCGGGTATTCAAATGGTTTAAACGGTATTCTCTCTTCAAATAACCCCATAATAATTTCCTAAAAATTTTGTGTGTAAATATAAATACATTTTAAAACCCAATATCACCTTTCATATCTTTATATTTTTGTAATAAATTTTTTCTTATTAAAGTTCCCCCATCTTTCATCTCTTTTTGAGTATTTTGACCATCTACTGAATTATCATTATATATCAAAATTTTCCCATTTGAGAAATTTGCTTTTGAAGGAAATGTCATTCCATCGGGCCCAAATCGGTTTTTAATAACATGCCATCTCCCCGTCCCCGCCAACTTATCATCAATTTTTCTACTTAACGAAACTACAAAATCAGCAGTCATCAATTTAGAAAAAGAACCTGCAATTGATGTTCCCGTAATTACATCTTGCTCTGCACCCCCACGATTAATCTGCGAAGCGGTATATAATGGAACACCATACTCCCCAGCCATACCCCTTAAATCTACTACCAACTCTTCTAAAACCTCATATCTTTTTTCTTTAGCAGAACCTTTTAACAAATCCGCATAATCAACCACAATTACATCAGGTTTCTTACCCTGCAATATCATCCTATCTATATGCGCTTTTAAGGCATTCAAACCAGCAGTACCTGAATTAAACCCTTTAATAACCAAATCACCCCGCAAAGAACTTGCCATCCTCTCAACCTCTTCTATGTTGTATTTTAGGTTTGGTATAGGTATCCCCGTGAAAACTGAATCAAATCTCTGACCTATCATTGCCTCTGAAAGTTCCAATGTATAATACACCACACCCTTACCATTCTTAACAGCGTTTGATGCAACATTAACCAATGACCAGGATTTACCAATACCAGGCGGTGCTGCAAATATTATCAACTCCCCCATTCCAAATCCACCTTGCACAATTTCATCTATAACATCCCACCCAGTAGGTATTGGATTTCTTACTAAATCATCATACCTTTGATTTACCATTATTTTATATTCATGCCCAACATCCGTTGGTTGACCTGCTTTCATAGCAGTATCAATGGTTGATTTTATCTTATCATACTTACCCTGCTCTAAAAGTGGGATTGAATCTAAGATAGCCTGTTTAAGTGATTGATTGGTGCAAAAGTTTAAGGTTTCTTCTTTTACATAATCTAAATCATCTGATTCTAAATCCCGCCAAACCTGCTTTAAGGTATCTATCACCGATGTTTTTAAGATATCCCTCTCAATGGGGCTTATCTTCGTTTTAAGGACATCTAATGTTGGTTTGGATTCGTAGGTATCTATATACTCTAAAATCGTTTTACACAACCACTCAGAGGCTTCTGAATCAAAATATTGCGGCTTTAATATATCGTATATTTGCCTACTAAAAAGCATATCCGATAAAAGAGCGGATAAGATTTTAGTTTGAAACCCTGTTCCAAATTTACTTCCAAATTTTTCCATACGATACTAATATACAATCTTATTTGGTTTTTTCAAAATTATTTTTCAAAAGATTATCCAATCTCATAAAACTATTTCGTAACCACGAATCTACATTCGCAAAAGCAGTATATAACTTATCATACATAAACATTTTTTTAAATTCCAATAAATTTAACTTTGGATGATGATTATCTAAAATATCTCTCGTGTTTGAAATAATTGATGTTGATATTTCAGGTGATTTTAATTGCATCAAATCATAGTTTAATTCTATGGTTTCTACTGATTCTAATAATTTTTTTGATAGTTTATCATCGCACCGTTCTTTGATTCCGGTAATAAACCCATCGTAATCTAACTCCCCATCGTTCAAAAAATCCATTTTACCTAAAATAGTTTTCTTACCAACCCCATTTACACCTTTAATATTATCGGATGAATCGCCCATAATTACTCTATGCCAAATAAGGTTTTGAGGTATTACACCCCACTCTTCTTTGATAAGGGATTCATCATACATTATTTTTTTTACAGGCGAATAAACTTTAATCCTATGATTCACCAATTGTAAAAAATCTTTATCAGATGATAATAATATCACCTCATTTTTAAAATAGTGGTTAGCCATCCAAGCCATCAAATCATCTGCTTCTACATAATCTACTTGTAAAAGAGTTACAGGTAAATTCTGAAGATACTCATACAAACGAATAAATTGCTTACGCATAGATAATTGTTGGTCCTCTATATCTTCATATCCCTGCAACCTATTCAATCGTGTCAAACCTGTTCTACCACCTTTGTAATCGGAATATGCTTTTTTTCTCCGATGCGAACCACCCTTACCATCAAATACAATAATGACACGGGATGGGTTCAAATTTCTAATAGTGGCTGCGGTGGATAACAGGAAACCCGTTATACCACCACAGTGCTCACCATCATCGTTGAGCGCAGGGACTGCTCCAAAAACTCGGATATACATATTCAATCCATCAATGATAAGAACCCTATCATTTAAGGTTTGATTCATAACTTGTTGGTTTTCTTGCCCCAACTTACTCAACATGTCTTTGTAATTCTTAATCATCAAAATCAGATAGTTCTACATTATCAACATTTGCTTCATCAGATGCTTCTTTATACGAAAGAATGTAAGAATTACAAATTTCGTTATAGATTTTTTCCCTTACATCAGGACGAGTCTGAAGAATATCGGGAAAATTCTTTGCTTGAAACTTTATTTCTTCACCAGTTTCTTTATCTACCCAAGTATACCATGCACCACTTTGATTGGCTAACTTATAGGTTTTCATCATTTCTAACCAAGAACCTAAATTATCAATACCACTATCAAAGTAAATATCATAATCAACTGAGCGGAGTGGTGGCCCCATTCGGTTTTTAATAACCTGTGCTCGGGTTTTAATACCAATCACCTGTTCTACACCACCAACCTTTGCTTTCAACTGACCCATTTGTTTCAAACGGATTCTACAACTTGAATGGAATGCTATTGCTTTACCACCGGAGGTTGTCCACGGGTCGCCAAAACTTACCCCCATCCTCGTCCTTAACTGATTTGTAAAGATAAGAGTGATTCTTTCCCTACCAATTAAGTTGGTGACTTTACGCATTGCTTTTGAAATGATAATTGCTTTTTGAGTTGCATACCCCGCCTGGTCATAATCAGCTGAAATCTCAACCTTTGTTGATGCACCTGCTACGGAATCCACTACAATTGTAACCAATTTTTTTCTATCGGATTTTCTTACCGAATCAATAATTGAATCAATTGCTTCAAAAATATCTTCCACTGTCTCCAATGGAACATACAACATCTTTTTCAAATCAACACCAATCGCTGCCAAAAACTCCTGATTAAGTGCGTTTTCAGTATCAATATACACACCTAATCCACCCCTCTTTTGCGTATCCGCAATTGAGTGAGCCGCTACTAATGATTTACCACTACCTTCCAAACCCGTAATTTCACAAATTCTTCCAACAGGCAAACCACCATTTGTTCGGTTTGAAATAGCCAAATCTAACATTTCAGAACCAGTAGACACCCACTCGTCTAAATCGGTGGGTGTCTGCTCTGAACCATCTAAATAATAGGCTACTTTGTGCTGGGATTTGAACTTCTTGTTAAGATTATCAGCAAGGATGGTAGATAGTTCATCACGAACTATATCCACTTTAGGTTTACTCATACCGATTAATCGTTAAAAAGGTCGTCAAATGCTTCTTTTACTGAATTTGCCTTTTGTGTTGTTGGTGTGGATTCTACAACTGCCGGTTGTTCTGCTTTTGCTTCTTCTTTTACCTCACCCGTTTCCAACCAAACTTCCAACATACTCTTTAACTCATCATAAGTATATCTTTTGAAAATGGTTGTTAAATCAAGCTGATTTTTGACCAATTGAACAATGTTCTTATCATCAGTCATAGGTGTGGTGTTTGGCTTTACCCTAATAAATGTTTCAGGATAAGATTTACCAACATCTGCTGCTGATTTGAACTCTACAGTAATATCCCTACCACTCATCGGGTCGGTTAAATCACCATAGTCTGGGTCTGCGAAGAACGCAAGGATTTCTTGGTAAACCTGCTTACCAAAGCCCCAAAATTTAACACCCTCTGATTCTTCGCCTCGTACCAAAATAGGAACATACGTTCTCATCTTTGGTGTCAATTTTTTAGAGAGATTGTAATCTTCCCTATCCTTCGTTGCTTTCAATTGTTCTGAAAATTCAACAATAGGGTCTTTCTCACCAAAAGAGACGGGTGATAGAATCGTCTTACCACCAAAATCAAAGTGGAAATACAATTCAATAAAAGGGTTTTCTTTGTTGTGCACATAAGGCACTAATCGGATTTGCTGCTTACCTGGATTTGGTTTCCATAAGGTATCAGTCTTTTGTACTTTTGTTTGAAGTGAATTCAAACGGTTTCGGATTGCATTTAAGTCAATTGCCATAATTACTCCATTTTTTAATAGGTTAAACAAAAATTATAGTCACTAATATACAACATTTAGTTGACAATTCCAAATGTTTTTTCAAAAAAATTATTTTTTATTTTTTTAATCTAAAATTTCTACTACTCTATAAATAGTAGTTCGCATGAATTTAAAACTATCATCAGAGGTTAATAATACGCCATTTTTATAATTTTCCCAATTCAACATATAGTTCTTGTCTAACATACCACCATTCAACGATTGAATAAGCCTGTTAAGGGCGTTTATCGTATATAAGGTGTTTGTTTCTCGCTTTCTATGAACCATAATTGTATTTGGTAAAAATTTTGATGATGGGGATGGGATGATATTGTAACTAATAACCAACTCTTCTGAATTCTCTAAAGTCAATACGAATATCTTTTTGCTGAAAAGAGTAAATCCAGTTTTTATAGTACCTAAGTCAGAATCGCATTTAGGTTCGGTTGTAAATGTTATTAGCAATTGTGTTTTCACTCATAGCTCCGTAAGTTATTATTCATTTGCTTTTTGTTTTAAACATTTTTGTAAATCTCCACCTAAACCACTAACAATTGATTTAGAATCACCTTTTGTTCTATATACCTCTGTTCCTAATTCAGATTTGGTAGTACCATTTACAAACAAAATAGAACCATCTTTTGAATCCATCCTTAGTCTTTTCTTTAAATGGTTTAATAATGCATTTCTTTCAGAATCAGAATTTATTTTACCTTTAAAACCTGATAATTGTGCTAAACATTGTCTATAATATTCGGGTTCAACATTATCACCATCAATATTATGTGAACTTACACCATCTCTTTTACCCAAAATATAATCAGTAAAGTGCATTTTATCCAAATAATCTGTTACATATGCCTGTTGATAAGTTCCATTATCTGCATTTTTATCATATGGATAAACCGCTGGCTTTTGTTTTTTATCTTCTTCCTGAACTGCTTTAACCACTTCATCATGAGCCTCTTTCATTACATCTCGTTTTGTAGAAGCAGCATTTTTTAAATCCGATGTAGTTTTAATTAAAAATTCTAACTCTTTTCTTGATACACCAAATTTTTTTGCAACACTTTCTATATTTTTATCTGTAACTGCCTCTAACAATTCACTTACTTTGGTTAAGATTTTTAAAGCATCGGCTGGATGTGGTGGTTCTGCTGCACATGCAAACGCAACTGTAACGACATCTTGGTCAGATTTTAATGGTGTTTTTATCCCAAGTTCTTTAGCTTTTTTTATGGCCCATTTTTTTTCTCTAACATCATTCAAATAATTTTTAGTTTGACCACCACGAGTAGGGTATTCGCTTGATATTCTAGCTATTAGACCATTTCGTTTATTTTTAGTTTTTATATCAATTGAAGAATCATTTTCAGCAAATTTTTTGGCAGCACTTTCTAATCCATTATTTGCGGCAGATACTTTATCTTCAACACGCCGCATCCCCGCTTCAAATGTTGGAGATGGTGGTTCATTCGGTGGTAAGTTATCACTCACACCCTTAATTCGTTGTCTAACTGATGTATTATTATGTGGGTCTTTATATGAACTTTTATTGGATGTATGCTTAAATCCTATTTCACCATTATCCATTTCATATAAAATACCCGTATCGCTTTCTTTTAACTTTTCAAGATAATCTAGTTGTTTTTGATAATGCTTTTTTTGTTCTGGTGTTTTTGCGCTTTTTAATTTTTCAGAAAGTAATGTTTGAACCATTGATTTTGATTGCTTATCCATAATAACACCCTGTGGAAATGGACTTCTTTGGGGTTGTTTTGCTTTATATTTTGAGTTGTACATCAAAACTTTTGCTTCACTTTTTGCGGTTTTAAGCGCAATTTTCGCCCATCTAATTCTATCTTTTGGCGGTATTTCTTGTGCAATTGGTGATGACATCATATCATCAAGTATTTGTTTTTCTTGCTCCGAAGTCATTTTACCACCACTACTATAAATATAATTAACATATTTTGCACCATTAACTTCAGCAAAAGATGATCCGGGTGAACCAGCCGGTCTTAAAAAATTATTATTTATTTCATTTTGTCTGTTAGATAAAACACTCAACGTATATTGTTCTTTATTTTTTGCGTTATTAAAATTTTCTTCATTTTTTTTTATTTTATTATTAACATATTTTTCAATTTCAGATGGGGTTTTGGGAAGTTGTTCCTCACTATTGTCATTCGATTTTTCTTTTTCTGCTTTTGCTATATCACTTTTGGTTGCTGGGTCTTGTGTTGTTTTATTAAATTTTTTAACCTGATATACTGAACCTGATTTTTTATTTTTTACCCAAATATCTTCCTCCAAGCTATCAGATTGTTCTCGCTTTTTCTTCAAGTATGCTTCTTTTTCAGCACCTGTCATCATACCAAGCTTAATTGAATCTAAATCCTTTTCTAATGGATCTTCCTCTTCAGGCTTTTCTTCCATTAGTGATGAGAATTCTTCTAATAGTTGTGCGAACTCCCAATTACTAATACCAATTTTTCGTAAAATTGATTCGGTCTTTGGTTTATTTCTTTGCCTCCACAAATCAACATGCGAATTACCAACGGGTGCAATTACAGTATATCCTGCATCTTCTGCTTCTTTAATTTTTCTATCCAATTCTTTTTGACGAAAATTATTATATTCTTCTTGCGATTTACTTATTTCAGTTTCACCAAGCCTATTTTTATCTCTATAATTAAGTTCATAAAGGTCATCCACTTGTTCTTTGGTTAGATTATTCCAATCAACATCACCATCAAACTCTTTACTACCACCCTTTTTAGCCTGATCTATTAACCACTCTTTTCCTTCATCATCTAAATAATCATCAGCGTTCATATCATCACCCTGCCCAACCATATTACTCCATATCGCAGCAAGAGCCTTTGATTTACTTCCCCCCAATGATTGAGCAATGGAATCATATACAGGTGAATCACCATCAAATATATTCGCATTCTCATCCCAACTACTTTCCTCCCAGTTTGAAAAATGTTCTCTGGTCGCATCTCTAAATTCTGCTTGTTCACCTGCCAATTCTAAATTACCTTCTTCATCTTTAGTCATACCACCTTCACCTACAAACATTACTTTTGTATCTTTTGGAAGAGATTGTATTTGTTTTATGGATTGTTGAGTACTTTCAGTTCCTTCACCGTGCTCAACTCCAATAATTAATGAACCATTATTAGTTGTTTCTGCGTCTAAAGTATTATCATCAGAATCTTTTCTACCCTTTAAATTATCTGCAATTTTTTGAGTTTGTTTTGATTTTGTGGTCGGTTTTTGTGATTGTTTGCCAGGAGTTTTTAACATTTTCAACTCATCAGCAGTCGGTGGTTCATGCTTTTCTGGATTAAATTTATCTACTTGATAAAAATTATCAGAATCTTTGTTTTGTACCCAAATATCTTCCTCCAAGCTATCAGATTGTTCTCGCTTTTTCTTCAAGTATGCTTCTTTTTCAGCACCTGTCATCATACCAAGCTTAATTGAATCTAAATCCTTTTCTAATGGATCTTCCTCTTCAGGCTTTTCTT